GGAGAGGCTTTGGAGATGGTCTTACCAATCATCCTCCTCGCTGGCAACCGTGAGAGACATGCACTCAGGCTGAGGTACCATCACTGGTACCAGAGGTGAGCTAGCCCATGGAGGGCTTGCATCTCTGTTGATACGCCAGTCTTCAAAGGCTCGGCAACTTCCATAAAGGATGTTACCAAACCCTCTAGAGACAGGTTTTTCGATAAGGCTGAGTGCGGGGAGAACTACACCGACAGCTCTTGCTACGGATAGTAGTAAGGCCTGGAGGGGGGCACGCAGGGTTTCTTTAGGCGCCTTTGGCGCCGGGAAACGTCCTTGTACTGCTCCAAGTTTTCCTACTCTCACAGGGGCCCTAACAAGGTCTTCCTTTACAGCCTGGTCTTTAATGACTGCGAACACGTTTTCACGTGGTCCGTCACCGAAGGCAGATGTAATAGGAGGAACCTTGCTTAAGGCGACCCAAAGATCACCGATAGCGGGAAGAGATGGTACGGTCTCAAAGGCTTTTATAGCCTCCTCAAGAGGATAGAGATCATTCTCGCGAACTCGCTTGAATTGATCTGCTATCGCCTTCGATAGATACCGCCATAAGACGGTACCTGTTTCGAAGGTCCCATATCTACTCGCAGTCACGATCTCAGCAGCACTACGGATTCCTCCGTTGTACTCCTTGATCCGACCTGTTAGAGTGGACTTGAGGTCCTCAAACAGAACTCTTCTCATCTCCTCATGGAGGATTTGGAAAGTAGCTCGTGAGAGCCGAGTGAGTTCCGGACATAACAGTCCTAGCCACTCAACAACCCTCTCTATGTAGAGTCTATCTATTTCCGTTACGGAAGTAAATGGATTCTGCAGAACGAATCGAGTGAAACGTTCTTTCAAACTACTAACGGCTCCCGTTAGTTCGCCTTGTAAGGCGTCCCATTGGGTAGCGGTTAGTACTCTTCTCAGAGTAAGCATTGTAGCCTTTTGGTCTGTATCACCAGAACCATATCTATGGTTAATCCGGTTGGCTAATTCAATCCGTCTCGCCCAGCTCTGAGCAACAAGCTCTTCGCCGAGGGAGATAGGAGAGAGGTTAACCTGACCTAAGAGGGTCTGGGAAGCAAAATTCATAAGTCCCTTTTTAGAGACTAGTGATTTTGCAAGACCAACTTTGATCCCGAACTCTGCACAGACATCCAGGTAGGCTTTAGCTACTGGCTCGGAGGCGATAGTGATATCATCCCCGAGGACCAAATAACATGTAAACCATCCAGCTATTCCAGCTCGCTTTGCAGCGAACTGGACTAGGGCATGATGACACAAGGCTAGAGAGGCCCAGCTCGAAAGAGCGCCCATCGGTTGTCCGCAGGTGTATCTCACCCACTCCGTCC